ATTGTGTTTCAAGATATTCTCTACGATCTGTTCTATGATTTAAATTAAAATAATAGATTGGAGGAAGTCCATCTAATTTAGAATTAATTGTCATTAGAAATTTACCTTTTCGACCATTTCATAATCATTTTCTTTTCCATAAGAAAAAAAGTCTTCTAAAGAAAAATTATCTCTTTTATTTTGCCACCAATCATAGTATATATCTCTACAAATAAAATGATGTTCTTTTGGAACTTTATCCAAATGTGGATTTTGAGTTATTAAAGGTAGTTGATATGTAACTCCCAAAAAACAAATAAAAGTGTCCAATGAAACTACTCGATGTCCTTTGTTAAGTGGATATGCACCATACTTACGAACCAATAAGTATTTTTCTTTTATGTAATGTAAGTTAATTAACTTTTGAGCAAAATGTCTGTTAATTAAAATTGGCCCATAAGCACTTGTTTTGTCTTTAGGATGAAGAAAAAACGGAATATATTTCGTAGATTCAAATCCCAATTGAATGCAATCCCAATCATAAGGAATATTTTTGATTAAATATTCCCAATCAAAATGCCAATATTCGATTAGATCTAAATCGTAATCGTCTTCAAATAAAATTAAGTGTTTCTCATCGGTGGTCTCTAACCAATAACGAATCATTTCAAGAGTAGAGAGAGTGATCGAAGCTGCAAGTCGATGACTCTCTTCAACAATTATTTGAGGGTAATGCAATATTTCTTTCCAGTCGTCATAATTTTCTACCAAATAATTTGATCCGGAAAATCTTGTTACATTGGCCAAATTCCATTTTTCAAATTGTTTCTCCATGTATTTTCTTCTACCTACCTCAGAATCTAGATTTAGATAGTAGATGCTTGGAATTCCTTTGAGTTTATTAGACATACCATGTAATAATTGAATATCGTGTCCCAGAGATTACAGGCATGATTTCATGTGGATACATGAAGTTAGATGGAAACATAATAATAGATCCTTTCGATCCACTTATTATAATTTCTCGATCAAAAAATGCGAACTCTCCGCCTTCGTAATCATCATTTAAGAGAAAAGAACAACTCACAGATCTCTGTTGATTTTTAAATGAGTCGGTGTGTTGTACATAAAACTGACCCTCTCTATATCTTAACAAACCATATCCAGTATCAATTTCTGAAGCTACATCAGGAAATAATTTTCGATATTCATTTATTGCCTCTGAGGCACAAACATAGAAATCTTCATCTATCTTTTTTCTAACATCAAAGTTTTTTTCAAGAACCACACTTTCAGAAATGTTGATGGTATCACAATTTCTAATTTCATGGTTAAGATTTCCAGACCCCACAGTAGTCGGAGACCAAAAACTACACTCTCGATACTCTTCAATAATTCTATTACACAATTCCTCTGGAACAACATTATCTAATGTAAAAATATAATCTTCTAAACATTTTTTACTTTTGGTTGAAATTATTTTTGTTTCCTTTTCTTTACTATTAGAATTTTGAATCACTGGTTTATTTGTCTCATTAACTTTATCAAAATATGTGTATGAACAATCTCCACGACTTCTCACATAATGCAAGAAAACTTGACTATAATACTCTCCATCATAAGACTCTCTCCAATGAGAGGCACTTTTTCCGAGATACAACATCGCATCTCCAGGATTCAAATTAACACAACGTTTTTCTCCAGAAGGAGTTTCAATCCATATTGGCCAAGCAGAATCTCCATCTAAATGAAGAGTTATTGATATCTCACAAGCGTCTCTATCAGTATGGGGTAATAACTCACTTCCATTTTTGTATACTCTAGAGTAAGCGTAGGTAGGCAGAACAGTTTCTTCAACTATAGAAGAAATTTGATATGTTTTTTCACAAAGTAGTTCTAAAAATGAAATATAATTATAGTCAGAATAAGAGTTTGGAGCTTGTGGATCTCCCTCCAGACAATTTTCTCTGCAATGATTTAAAAATTCAGTCGAAAGAGAAATTGATTTTTCTTCTGAAATAAAATTTGGCAGTATAATATAATTATTTTCAATTAATTGTTTGTTCATATTATATAAATCAATAACTTATTATTAAATTTCTCTTAAAAGTTCTTCAATATCGTAGAATAAATCTTCATCTTCATCTTCTTCTTCCTTATTTTTATTCTCTTCAGCATATGTTAAGGATTCGACTGGAGGAATATGTGTTGGCGTCGGAGGAATATTAGGAGTTTCAACTTCCTCATTAGCTGCGAGGTGATCAAGATATAATCCATAATCCTCTTCAACTTCATCAAAATAAACAAACTGAGATTTCAAACGTTCTTCTTCTTCTTTTTTACGTTTTTCTTCTAGTTCTAGTTGTTGTTTTATAAAAGCATCTTCCTCTTCTTTTTTTTCATTCCATAAATCGATGGCTTTTTCAAAGATGCCCAACTCACCAATTTTTAAATTTTCATAAGGGCCAACAAACTCTACTTCACCGTTATCATCAATCCATTGGACAGCGTGAACTTTTTTTCCATCAATATCAGAAATCCAAGTGAGATCTATATGACTATAACCAACTCCCTCCATGTAAACAGTATTGTCTGAGGGGATAATTGTCAACCTCATGATTTATTCTCCCGAGTTCTCTGGTAATGTGTGCGTACTAGTTAAAGAAGTTACATTGACTGGCAAAATGCCGTTTTGTTGAATCATATCAATATATAGTTGTCGGTTTTCAGTATTAGATTTTACTACTTCATTTCTAAAAGACTCAACAGCTGCTCCAGTTTGTCTTTGTTGTTGAGAGTTTTCTATCGTTAACATGGGCATCCAGGTCACAGCACATGACCAGTGATCTACCTCTTGTCCAGTATTTGGATTCATTCCCCTTACATGCATGTACCAAGAACACTTATGTTCCACGCAATCTTTTTTAATAAGAGGGCAAAAATTGCCAGATTCGTTCTTTTTCATACTAACAAAGTATTTTTCACATTATATCACAAATTAATTAAAAGTACAAACAATAACGTCTATATATTGAACTCTTAAATCCACATTAGCCGAGAATGTAGCTGTTCCAGACCAAGGATGGCTATGAGCTCCACCGCCGCCTGCAGCTCCTGTTGCTGGAAAACTTCTTGACCAACCAGCACCAGCACCAACGTCACCTCCTCCTGGTGACAATCCGACAAAACCGCCATTGGGATGGCTGTGACTTGGTATCTCCGAGGTGCTTAAAGTATAGTTACCAACAGTTCCAGTCATTGGTACGGATGGTGATGTTATCGTTCTAAGAGAGTTTGGAAACACAGTAGTAAAAGAAGATGTTCCACCAGATCCACCACCAGATCCATTAACGACCCTAAGAGTTTTATCATCATGAGTTGTAGATTTTGTCCATCCAGTAGGAGCAGCTGCTTGGAAAAATATAGACACTGAACTTTGTGGAACAATGCCATACTTTGAATTTAAAACCGTTGAGTCACCAAAAGTCACTCCTGCTGCTGTTAATTTAGCCATTTTATATGATGTAAACTACAGATTTTATTTAAAGTATTTATCCATCAAAAGTACAGACAATTACGTCTATATATTGGACCGCAATATTAAGAGTTTGTGTTGGAACGGATCCAGAAGCAGAAAAGGGATGCGAGTGAGAACCACCAGAGCCCTCATTTCCCGTTCCAGGAGAGTTTCTGGTCCATCCACCAGAACGAACTACATCTCCACCATTCCATCCCGTAAATCCACCATCAGGATTGAAATTGGCCGGAACTGCGTTCATAGCTACACCATTGCTAGGATGAGTATGACTTGGAAGTTGAGGAGTAGCCAACGCAGTTCCTCCTGTAGAATTGGAAGAACTCAACGTTCCACCAGCAACACTCAATGTACTCATAATAGTTGTAAAAGAACTTGTTCCTGCAGATCCACCACCACTTCCTGATACTACTCTGAGTGCCTTATTGTTGTGAGTTGTAACTTGAGTCCACCCAGTAGGTGCTGAAGATTGATAAAAAATCCAAGATGTACTTTGTGGAAAAATTCCTCTTCTTGAATTTAATTCGGTTAAATCGCCAAACGTAATGCCATTTGCAGTCAACTTAGCCATGGTTTATTCCAACACATTACCTACTTTTAGAGTATTTATCTGGGTTTAGGTTTATTACATTCATTACAGTAATATGAAAATCCTGTCTTGAAGTATTTTACCACTTGATAATGGTTTTTATCAAGTGGTT